AGTCGGTTGCGTTGAGTGCCATATCTGATTATTTGTAATGTAATTATAAAGAATATCTATTTCGTCTTTTTCTACAAAATCCTCAACAACTATGATGCGAGATGCGTCACTGCCCCAAAACCCAGTAGGGATTCCGTATCCCTCATTCGGCATTTTTCTGGTACAGAGTAACTGGGTCTATGTCCCCTTCTGCTTCTCCTGTTGTAATGTTTTCAAAAACCATGTTGTTTTCTCGTAGTTTTGCAACAACTGGGTCAAACGCAAATGTTGTTGATACGTACCTATTAGGACCAGGCAAAACTGGAAGTGTGTAGTGTGTGTATTTTGTAGTTCCTGGATGCATAATCAAGTCTCCAGGCTCAGGCTTATATTGCACATCTCTGTACTTGTATACAATTTCGCCACCATTAAAACTGTTGTGGTACAGTACCATTCCAAATTGAACGTAGTTGGTTGTTCCGTCTGTTCCTGATGGGTTGTCAGAGTGCTCAAACATTGCTTCGCCTGGTTGCATTCTATGCACAGTTATCAAACCACCAAACGACCATTTTTCTTCGGACTGGTCATCAAATAAAACCCTAATCCTGTTCATTACATTGACAATATTAGAATGACTTTGATTATCTTCGCCAACCCAAAGTATCTTGTTGTTCCACCATTCTCGTTTATCCCTATCCCATTGGTTTTCCGTGCCTGCCTCAGCAATGGATATAAACCAATCTCTCTCTTCTTGAGTTGTAAAGTTTTTGATTACATGAACGTTCTTGTCTATAAAATGATAGTTGGGATGATTCAAGACTCCCTTAACTTGGTAAAGTTCATCTCCATCCAAATAATCATTTGCGTTGATCATGACCCAGTTTCCTTGTAAAACTCTTGCCTATGAAACTTGTCTGAGTAGTCAAGCATAGTTACAAGTGAGTATTTTGTGCCTTCTACAACTGGAAGAGAGCGGTGCGGATACATAAAGTTAGAAGGAAATATTACAAGATCGCCTTTTTGTGGTTTTATTTTTAAATTCCATAATCTAAATTCAAGTTCTCCACCTTCGTAATTATCATTTGCATAAGCAACTAGGGATACTGTGCAATTGTAAGAATACCCGTGATCTACATGTTCAGCAAAATGTTGTTTTGGTCCATACTTAACAAAGTTTGTTGCTTCCCAATAGCGCATTTCTCCAATATTGTAAATGCCACAATAATGTTTAACAGCCTGTAGTTGCTTAGAATGCGTCAAATTGTACATTTTTCTAAGGTCTAATTCTTGTTGAGTTGAACCTTTAGCCAAATGTGAACTTGTTTTAAATTTAAAGTCGTAGCAGTCTCTGTAATCTGGTATCTTTTGCTGGTAGCCAACTTCTGCTTCTGCCCATTGTGCTGCATCATTGTTGTCACCTAAGTAATTTTCAAGAGTTAAACTAATGTTTAAATCGTCAGTCAAAACATCATGGTAAACGTGAATTCCTGGTCCAATAACATCAAATGTTGACCATGTTTGTTCACGAATAGTATTCCAGTCATTTAATCTTTGTGTAACTTCATCCATTGTTTCCATTTAAGTTACTACTATGCCCAAGCCATCCCAATATATGGAGTTGGCGCAACTCCATCCCATACAACAATTTGTGGGTTTGAGGTGATTACGGCAATTCTGTGCTCTCGCTCTGGTTGCAATAATTCAATATCTGCAATTTCTCCATCTATTACATAAAGAATTCTAGTCCATCCAGTCATATCTGGCGCTGGAATACTATTTGATTCACTCATTTTTTTCTCCTTGGTAAAGATATTTCTAACATGCTTTGGCTTTTATTATATCCTACTAACACGACAGTCCACCAACGGTGTATGTAGCACAACCCGTGAAGGTGGCAACTGTTGCCGAACATCCAGGGCAACCTGCGACAGAAGGGCTAGGACCTGTTAAGTCGTAGTTACCACCAAAGAAGCATCCATCGTTTGCATAGTTTGAACACGTAGTGTATGACCCATACGAAACAGTAGGACCAGTGCATGTGCTGCTAGCGCATGGGTCAGGTGGAGGGAAGAAAGGTGGTGGGAAGAAAGGTGGTGGGAAGAAAGGTGGGAAAAATGGTGGAGGAGTAAGGGTTGTAAAAGTTGTTGCCAAAGAAGCAGGGCCAGAACCTACTGTGTTTACTGCTCTCAAATAAACACTGTACGCAGTAGTTACCGTTAATGAACTAACCGTTACAGGGCTTACAGCATCAGCAGGGCTTAAGGCAGTCCAACTTGTATTGTTAAATGAATACTCATAATTAATAATAGTTGAACCACCATCGCTGGTAGGTGCTGTAAAAGCAATAGAAACACTTGTTGTATCAGGAGTACTAGATAATGATGTGGGAGAATTTTGTGGCTCTCTTACTCCATCCCAATATAAAGCAACTTGGTTGGTATTTCCACGCCTAGATTTTGGTGATAATGCACCACCACTAATATTTGTGCCACCATCAGTATTACGACTAAAACTAGGCACTTAGTACCCCTTAAGCAATACGGTTAACGTACCCGTACAAAACAATTGCTGTAGCAGTAGCAGCATAAGCCGAAATAACTTTTGCTGTAGCGTTGCCCTGCATAATTAGACCAGGACAAATCAAGTACAAACCGTTTTCGGCTTTTACTGTGTATTCAATTTCATTGACACCAGCAGCAAAGGCACCCCATTGAATGGTCAATTTACGGTCAGTAGAATCATAGTTCTGTGCGTAAATCCACACTTCGTCAATAGTCGCAGGAGTGGCTGAGGCAGTGTGAATAACAGTACCCAATGAACCAGAGGTCGTTGCTGTGACTGGAATACCCAAACCCGTTCCAGCAGGGGTACCGCCAGCAGGGTTAAGTGCTATTTTTGTGAATGTTGCCATATCTTTATGACCTTTCGTTACTTACGAGTATATCAGCCTAACTTAGAGTTAGCATATTTGTTGGCAAAAGATGCACTTGATGCTGTCATTGCAACATCACCCCATGCTTGTGCATAAGGAAAAGAACCTGCGGTTTCTTCTGCACGGTGGTTAGTTATGTAATCCGTAAGCCTTGTTCCATATCCTTGTCGCTGATAATCAGGGTGAGTCATAAGCAACCAAGGCTTTTGTAGACCATCCACAATGTAACTAGCGCAAAAGCAAATCAAAGCACCTGCGTCATCTCTGAACATGTAAAAGCGCATATTAACGTCATCTTTTCCTTCATTAAATACAAAGGATTTAATAAGTGTTGTTTTGTTTGAATAACCTTTTGCTTCAAGATCTACTGCACCCAAGGCGGCTTCCAACGAATTCCAAGTTGCTACTGGCTCATCATTAAGAGTTGCAATAATATCTGACCAATTATTTTCTGTAGGCATATTATTTGTTCTCCTTTTTATTAATTATTATAGACATGCGTAACTACCCTTGACATTGGCACAAGTTCCACAACAGGCACCGACGTTACCACAACCTGGACAGAAGTTAGGTGGAGGGAAATATGGTGGGAAAAATGGTGGGAAAAATGGTGGGAAAAATGGTGGTGGGAAATATGGTGGGAAGAATGGTGGAAAGAACGGAGGAAAGAAAGGTGGGAAGAATGGTGGAGCAACTGGAGTAACACTGCCTGATGCCGCAGAATAGACACCACTTACGCCATGCGGTGTTTCTACTCTAATTGTAAAAGTGTAAGCAGTTCCATTTGCTAAACCAGTAACTGATATTGGAGAAGAAGATCCAGTAGCCTCAATACCACTTGGAGAAGACGTTACACGGTAAGTGTTAGAAGTTCCTTTTCCTCTCCAATTAGGTGCAGTGAAAGAAACTGAAGCAGTAGCATTACCTGACGAAGCCGTAGGCGTAGATGGCGTATCAGGGGTTGAACCTTGAGAGGCTGTAGTGCCTGTTATGGGCATACTAAGCGCTCAAATCGCCAATAAGCACCCAACCGTCTGTTGCTCTTTTAATCAAAGTTGCTGACGACCATTGTGCTCGTGTTTTAAGTCCTGGTGTAGCGTTGATGGTTACACCACCAGTTGCTGTAATTGTGCATTGACCAGCACCTGTTTGCAAGATGTTGATTTGAGAACCAACAGGAAATGCTACTGATGAGTTCAATGGCACGGTGAGCGTGTTTCCAGAAGCGACATTCATTTCCACAATCTTGTTTTTGTCAGCCAATACAAGGGTGTACGAGGCAGTCTGGGCACTTGTTGAAACGTCTGCCAACTTACCAAGGTCAATTGCAGCAGTTGTTGAAATATCGGCATTAGCAATAGTTCCGTCAAGAATCATTGCACTTGTTACTGTGCCCGATGGGAGGGTTACCGTTCCAGTAAAGGTTGGGCTTGCAAGGTTGGCTTTCAGGTCAAGAGCAGTTTGTTGAGCAGTAGAAACTGGTTTTGCAGTATCGGCAGTGTTGTCAACCGAACCTAGTCCAACCATTGTTGCAGTAATGCCAGAAACGGTTCCTGTAAATGTTGGGGAAGCAAGTGGGGCTTTTAGACCAATACTGGTTGTGAGCGTTGTGGAAAGGTTTGCATCATTTCCAAGTGCGGTAGCAAGTTCACCAAGAGTATCCAGCGTTGCACCAGCAGTTCCAACAAGTGTTGCAACTTCTGCACGAACAAACGCTGTAGTAGCAACTTGGGTTGTATTGGTTGCTGCTGCTGCTGTTGGAGCCGTTGGTGTTCCAGTCAATGCTGGTGAAGCAAGGTTTGCTTTGAGGTCAAGTGCGGTCTGTTGGGCAGTTGAAACTGGCTTGGCTGTGTCTGCGGTGTTATCCGCATTGCCAAGACCTACATCGCCTTTTACCAATCCCGAAGGTGAAGTAATTGTTTTATTGGTAAGGGTCTGCGAACCAGTAGTAGTCACCAAAATTGAAGTATCGGCAATACCGTGAATACTTGTTGTGTCTGCCTCGTGGTTGGTGAGTGCT